TTCGACACTATACATAATATTTATAAATTGCATAAACTAAACATACCCGACTTTGCAAAAAAGTATAATTGCGGAGTGTATGTAAATGGAAAAATTATAGGGCTGCCATACGGTGAGGACTATTCAAACGATAGTAACTGGGGCGTTGTATTTGACACTGCTACTAAGGAAAGTTATAGCTTTGACATTGGGCTGTCGTTTGGTGGCAAGTATAGATATCGGAGTGGCATTGCACTAGACAACCATGCTTACTTCTTTCCAAGCGGTACTCCTAGTTGCCCTATACTAAAAATATCTGTCGACGGTACTATTGTTAAAGAAAAGTATTTGGGCAGCTGGCTAGTAGGAAGACCTATAATTCACAACAACATTATAAAAGTAATTGGATATAATACTAAAACAAAGGCACAAGCAGTACTTTGTTTTAACGATAGTTTAGAGCTCCTTACGCAGATAGATATCGCTTAAACACGCACATACAGTTTTGCCACAAGTAATTGTTTGAGTAGGCAAATTGTAACTAGTTAATGTGCCAATAGGACCGCCTTGTTCGCACTCGGATCTAAACAAGTTACCATACATGTCAATTTTAATCATATGCAGTCCTGCCCAGCACTTCCAACCTTTATGGTTGTTTAACTCGCGGATAATTATATCGTTAGCTGTTACCTTATCCTCGTCTAATAACAGCTCGCCTCTATGTAATACATTGTCGTCTAGTTTTCTAAAGTATGGCCAAGATGCAATTATTGACTTTTGTTCATCAGTATAATTACTCACTTCATTAGTAATATGATCAACGCTTGTTTTATCTACTACTACCTTAGGCCATATTGCAAGGGCATCTGTGAGCGCATATAAGCGCTCTGCAACGCTTACTTGCTCATTAAACTGCTCTGGTACTAGCATTAAATTAAGTGCTACAGGACAGCTAATAGCGTTTGCTACATCAGCAATGTGGTCTACGTTAGCATACTGAGGATGGTAGCTTATAATAATGCCATCTGTGTACTTACTAATTTCTTTGTAATACTCTACGCTTTGACTGCCATTAGTAAGAAAACTAAAATAGTGTCCTTCTTGCTTAACTACTTTTGCAAATTCTGTAAAATGTTTCCAGTGTGTTGGTTCACCTCCGGTAATCCTATAGCAAATTTCTTTGCCTGGTAAATTAAATGATTTTACAAAAGTAAGAACGTCTTCTTTTTCTGGCCAGCCACTAGATCCGTTATGTAAGAATGAAGGACAATAGTCACATCGATAATTACACTTATTAGCAAGCGTCCAGCTAACAAGAAACCAGTTTTCTTTTTTTGAGTCAGCGTATGTTAGTTTCATTCTGCCATTGTATTGTTTAGTATTAGATTTTGTGTGCGTTCATTTAACTTTACTGTTAAAATAAGACTATACAGGTTGTCACTAAAACTAAACACACTATGGTCTAATTGAAAATTAGTAAAATAAACATAACCTGATTCTGGATACAACGGCTTACCGTCTACTAGTTGCACATAGTTCTCCGGACTGCAACGACCAAACACAGTTAGTAACCTAAAGTATTCCGGGCTAGTTCCGTGAAAGTCTCTGTGCGGAGGAAAGAAGCCGCCTTGGTCTATGCGTAATAAATGTACACGCCCGATGTCAGGAGCAAACACATCTACTAGTTTTGCAATGTCAGGAATCTGTTTATACACTTCGGTTGGAGTATTAAAGTTTTCTTCTTTCATCTCAACGTCGTGGTACTTTTGCATATGTCCAAAACTGTTAAGATGGTAATTATCCATAACATCGCCTGTATGACTAGTTACCGGTAATCCCCATCTATTATTGTGTGTATCTTTCTTAGCATTATAAGGACACCAGTTATCTTTAAACTGCTCTAACTGCTGTTCTACTTGATGCTCTTCAATTTTCCACTTGAGCTTTACCTGGTTGCCTAGATTTACTAGACTCTGCCAACGTAATCCTCTTTCAATTTCTTGTGGGGTCATTATATGTCCTTTAATTCTGTAAATGTTTTTCTAAAATCTAAATGGCGTGTTGTGTCGCAGATTTCTAAGTATCGTACTGCTGCTGGAAGTTTGTGTGACCAATCTTCACTGTTCATAAAATCTACCATTCCTAGCCATCGCTCGCGTCCGTATTTGTTAGTAGTAAATTCTTTAGTGTCATATGTGTTAGCAAATGTACTTATAGACTCGGATACTTGTTGCTTAACACTTATGGGAAGTACTTTTATATTTAAATAGCTAGGTAAGTATACTAAGTGCAGTCCTATAACACCTGCACCATAAGGAGCACGATTAATTTTTTTAAAATTTTGCGCTAGTTTCCATTCTGCTAATTCTACTAGACTGCCTACATTTAACAACTGTACTGCACACGCCATATTAACTGTAACGTTGTCATCAGTATTATCTAACTTATGTATATTAGTAAGCAAACTATCCCATTTACTAGGATAACGAATGTAATCGTTCTTTTCGCCTACAGCATCAATACTAAAGTTAAATTTAACTTCTTTAAAGTATGTCCATAAACTTAAAAGTCTGTCACTTATATCTGTGCCGTTTGAGTTATATCGCAATACACAATTTTTTGCATATCCTTCTTCCACCATAAATTCAAGAATAGAATAGTGTTCAGGAATCATCAATGGCTCACCGCCTGCAAAATATAGTTCTTTAATATACTTTGCTTGATTTTTTACACTTTTAATAAATGAACCTTTTTTATACCAAGCGTAATCATAATTAGGATCCCATCCTTGATCTTGCTTTAAGTCTATAAGATCATATTTAGGATACTGTAGTTTCCAATCTTTAATCCAACTTGAACTATCGTGCGGACTACACATAATACATTTTAGGTTACACATATTACCTAGACGTAAATCAAAATAAGGAATGTCAACCGGCAATTCACCGTGATTGTCCATTGACGACACAATGCTATCTAAGGACACCCTCTGTTGCCAAACCTCAGTTTCCCAAGAGCGTTTACTTTTAATTCCTTTTGCTTCTTCTGCAAAGCACTTTGTACAACTTGCAGGCACTTCTCCGTTAAGCATTTGCAATCTTGTGCTGCGCATCTGTTCACTGTTCCATACTTCTTCAATTGTATGATCACGCAAGTTCATATTAATGCCATCTTTTTTAACAAGGCCTGCTTCTTTGTCGTCGGATATTCCTGCACCACTAGCATTAGCAGTACAGCACACTCGTACATCTCCATTAGGCCGAGTTGCTAGATGTATAAAGGGTAATGGACAAAATGTTTTTGAATCAGTCATTAACTTTCCCTTTTATATCCAAATAACATAAAACGATTGTACTTAGGCAACGGCAATACGCCCGCCCATAATGAAGTTATATTACTCATACGACTAAAGTCACTAACGTCTACTGCACATCTAACGTGTTCGTCGTGATCAAAGTAATCATTACCTTGTAAAACGATCAATGCATCATCTGGCTGATTAGATAACCACTGCTCGTATTGTTCTTGCGTAATATGTTCACAACTTGTGTTAATAACTATGTCAGCTTCCGTTGTATAGTTACACATGTCTGCTGTTACTGCTGTAAACTTGCCTACCATTTCTTGACGCTTGTTTACTGTGTTTGCTATTTCTTCACACGTAGGGTCAATGTCGATACTAGTAATATGCTGCACACCTAATTTACTATTAAATAATAAACTTGCTAGTACTCCATTCCACCCACCGTATATAGCAATATTATTTGTGTTGTGCAATACTAATGCTTCAAGTGATTGTGTTAACCAAATCTTACTGTTAACCTGGCCTTTCCAGAAACTTTCAAGTGTGCGGTATTTGTCATCGCTGTTACGAATAGCATCCATCCAAAATAGGACATCTTGTATGTCAACTTTCAAATTGTGCTCCTAACTTGTCAAAACTTCCACATTGTTTTTTACAAGTCGTTAAGCAACTTGTACCCCAGGAATTTTCTATTTCATTAAAATACTGTGATTCAAATATTTCAGTTAAACTTTGTTTATTTAAATTAGGAAAATACCCTAACTTTGTCATATAGTCTTGCCGCTCAGGACTTACTGGTGGCAACCATTCTACATCTATCCAACAACACGGCGTTACTGCACCATTTGCACCAATATACAATTCACTTCTATTCTTTGCCTTACAAGTAATAACCGGAGTTTCTTCCTTGATTGACGTCTCTGCTTTTTCTATAAACTCTATACTGCGATTAGTTGGATACAGGATATCGATAGGCGTACCAGTATCGTCAAGTACAACGTATTTTCCATCTTTAAATCTGCTCGAGTCTTTCTTTTGAAACTTGCTAAATCCTAAGCTATATGCTAATTCTTCACATTCGTCAGTCTGATGCTTGTTATGATCAAACACTAACATATCCCAACGAGCTTCGCCGCCTGCATTAATAAATGTTTTTGCATTTTCGATAATTCTGTTAAAGTCGGTATTAATACGATACTTACTGTGAGTATCTTCTAGCCCGTCTAGTCCAAATACAACAACTACATTAGTTTCAGCAAGTCCTTGCCAAAACTTTGCATCTCTAGCACTGCCGTTTGTATGCATTTGCAAATTTATATTAGGATTATGCTCTCTAAGATATTTAAATATAGGCACTGTATCCTTTGCAATAATAGGATCTCCTAAGTTGCCGCACATGAATAGCCTATCTAGTTGCTGAATAAAACTAATAGGGAACCATTCTTTAAATTGTTCTATTGTAATTTCTTCTAACGTAACCCATGGCATCATTGGGCCGCCTTGCATCCGTCTTGGACACATTGGGCATCGTGCTTGGCACTTACTTGTTACTTCAAAGTGAACTACTCTTATACTATCTAAACTATACATTGCCACCTTCCTTACAGTACTTAATCCAATCTTGCATCTCAGGAAATATTTCTTCTGCATCAAGACCACGGCGGTGTTTCATACGTTCATGAAATGCACAAAACTCTGCTAGTTCGTGTGCTGTATGATTACCGAAACTATTTTTAATTGCAGTTAAGTGATCAATGTAACTTGTCCACTCAGGTGCTTCATTTTTAATCCAATCACATGTTTCGTCTATGTAACTAGAAAAATCCTTAGTTAAGATCCAAGGTGAAAGATATTCTGGATTTGCAATGCTTGTACGTATTAAATCAACTTCGATATTAGTTTTATCTTTTATTGATTTTATAGTTTTTAACAAATCACAAATACTTGTAATACTCATTGCAGAATGAGTAATACTAAATCTGTATCGTATATCTGGAAATTTACTAGCAACATTTTCAAAGTTGTTTACAAATCTTTCCCAGTTAAGATTAGATCTAATATACTCAGCACGTTCTTTATATCCTTCAATACTATAATCCATTTGAATAGACATGTACTGTTGTAGTTTTGGAATTATAGTCAGCCACTTGTCTAAATAAATCTTAGGAGTATGTCCGTTTGTAATAATAATCAGCGAAGGCTTAACGTTAAATCTATTAGGTCGTTTTTCTAACAACACTAATAGCTTTTCTAAAAAGTCATATACTTTTGGTTGCAACAAAGGCTCGCCGCCCATAATATAGTATTGCAGTAAATGTTCTACTGCATCTTCTTCTAACCATTGCCAAAATGTTTCTTCTAAGCCTTGAGGTGCGTTAGGCTTAGGTTTATAATTCACATCAAACTTTTTATTTTCTAAATCCCACTGTGAACTAAAACTGCTAGAACAATATATACACTTTAGATCGCAAGTTGAACTAAAGACTATTTCTAGCTGAGTAGGCATAATACTATCGCCGCCAAATCTTGATCTATGCTGATCATAAAACGGCTGTGGCAGTCTACAACTTCTTACACCTTTGCTTTCACTTTTCCAACAAGAACTACACTCCGAATGCTTTATGTTGTTTAACTTTTCCAAGCGGCGTTCTTGTTCATACGGATGATTCATAAAGATGCCTTTACCGTATAGTTTAATTTCTTCTTCAGTAATTGTACGGTGCGGAACATTATGACACATCTTTACAATACCTTCTTCAAGGTTAACAAATTGATGTATCCATTTCATTGCACACATTGCATTTCCGTCTAACTCTTTTTCAAGTTTAGGAAATGTCTTCATATATTCATATGCTTCTATTTTTTGCATTTTGGCAACTTACTATCTGCGCTACTTACACAAGTAGGAGTAATGCACTTAGCTGGTGCTTTAAACAGCTCAAATCCGCCGTCTAACGTGCCTAAGGGTTCATCATGGCAACTGTAGCTGCGTTTAACTTCGTTCTCACGTATAACGCATCCTTGGTAGCCTGCGTTGCAGGTCCAACCTTTAAACTTATTAAATCCAAACGCATTAAAGCGTTCTGCTTGATCTAATTCGTACTCTACTCCTTGATCATCTTTGAGTGCAATTTGGGCAACTTGTTCCCCTTGCCATTGTTGTGGGAATCCGGTTTGCATTCTTGTGATCTGGTCTTCAGTGTATCCATGTACCACGTAGGAGGCGGTTGGATCGGACTGGGGCTTGAGAGTGACATTAATACCTCTGGCGGCAAATCGCTCCAAGCGTCCGTAAAGCTCTTCGAACATTTCCGGAACCATAACTTGATTGATTGTAACATGTGTTCCTCCTTTCATAAGTTGCAAGCACTTGTCTCCAAATTCTTGCTCATTAGCAAACTCTGCATGGTAGCTTGCTGTTATACTTCTACGTTGCAGACTGCTTGTAGTTTCTAACCATTTGTTCCACCATTTGCTTCCCGGGCTAAGATTTGTTGTCATGTGGATACTTTGGTATTCGGGCGTTGCATCACTGCAATAATGATCTATGATCTTCCCAAAGTATTTATAAGCTGTAGGTTCCCCTCCGCTAAAAGAGAAGTGAAAATCTTTGAATCCGTTTG